GTTACGACGAAGCATTCTTCAACGAGCCTAACGCTGGTTTCTCTGGTGGTGCTGGCACCTCCTACGATCCTGGCGCTTCTAGCTCTGCGAACAACGATGCAGAAGGCACCAACCCTGCACTCCTCAACGATTCCCCTGCTGGAACCTATGAGCAGACTGCAGATGCAACTGGCATGACCACTGCAACCGTTGAAGGTCTGGATGATGCTACTAGCGGATCTGAGTTCCGTGAGATGGGTTTCTCGATCGAGAAGGTCACCGTCACAGCAAGAGCTCGTGCGCTGAAAGCTGAGTACAGCATCGAACTCGCACAAGACCTGAAGGCGATTCATGGTCTGGATGCTGAGCAAGAGCTGTCCAACATTCTCAGCACTGAGATCTTGGCAGAAATCAACAGAGAAGTTGTTAGAACTATCTACACAAACGCTGTTGCTGGTGCTCAGAACAATACCGCTAACGCTGGTATCTTCGACCTCGACGTTGACTCCAATGGTCGTTGGTCTGTTGAGAAGTTCAAGGGTCTTCTGTTCCAGATCGAAAGAGATGCAAACGCAATCGGTCAGCAAACTCGTCGCGGGAAGGGCAACATCCTGATCGCTTCTGCTGATGTTGTTTCTGCACTCGGTATGGCAGGCGTTCTTGACTATGCACCTGCTCTGGGTGGTAACAATGGTCTCGTCCCTGACGATACTTCCTCCACTCTGGTTGGTACACTCAACGGTCGCATCAAGGTCTACGTTGATCCTTACTCTGCAAACGTTGCTGATAAGCACTACTACGTTGCAGGTTATAAGGGTACTTCTCCTTATGATGCTGGTCTGTTCTACTGCCCTTACGTCCCTCTCCAGCAGGTTCGTGCAATCAACCCCAACACCTTCCAGCCCAAGATCGGCTTCAAGACTCGCTACGGCATGGTCTCGAACCCCTTCGCACAAGGTCTGACTCAAGGTTCTGGCGCTCTGACTGCAAACAGCAACCGCTACTACAGACGTGTACAGGTCGCAAACCTCATGTGATCCAGATTTCACATATATACAAGAGGACCTTCGGGTCCTCTTTTTTTTATCAATTTCTATTATGACTAAACTATTCGTTCTTCCTCTCATGCTTGCTACGGCAGTGAGCATCACTGGAGGTACTTCTGTAGAAGCAAAACCTGGAATGTTCCATGGTTCTCCTGGTCCTGGTGGTAATCCTGGAACCATTCATCGTCCAAGGAAACGTTGCACATTCAAACGTCCATGTTCACCAATGCCTGAACTTCCTGATTTTGGTACTCCAATGCCTAGGGGTGGATTACAACCTTATCCTGGTACACAATGGCGGCGTTAATGTATCTTAGTATACAAAAAATAAGAGTTGTTGCTGGGGACAAAGTACCTATCGTTTTTGTCAGCATTTGCTTATAAGTAGTAGTAGAATTAAGTGAGGTGGAAAAATGAACCCTAACCCTTTCTATATTATTGTTCCCAGTTACAGAGGTGACTATGCACAACATAACCTCACGCAATCAATTGGATGAATGGCGTCATTTTGAAGATACTATCGATGAGATGGACATCGAAAACCAGAAACTAAATGACTACTATGAGTGCCTAATTGAATGTGAAATCACACACCAAAATACTTGCAAACGAATATGTAAGGAGGTCCTTATGACCTAAATAAAGTTACCGTGTGAAGGAAGTGTCGGGGGTTTTAGGACCCCCGCTTTTTTTATGCTAAATAATTTTATAACTCTGAACCTTACATCATGGATTATAAACCATACTCCCCAGAGTGGCATAGAAAAAGATATCTCAAAGAAGCATTGGACATGTACTTAGATGATTATGTTTCCAATGAAGTAATTAAGAACGATATCTTTGACATTCTTATGGATCGATCTGATTCAGCATATGCTGACTGGAACAAGACAGAAGAATTGACATCAATGTTAGAATCTAAATAACACTGTATCTGGTGTAATTTTTTATGCTTTCTACTGCATATCGCCTTCGACTTGAATCCATCTGTCGTTGCATTGCTAATAAAGAGTATGTCCCTATCGAAGATATGATTTGGGCAGAAAAATTAGCAAAATCACATACCACTGCTAGAAACTTTATGAATCAAGCACGCCGTCAGGCTGCTCAAGATATCCAAGAAGGTAGCATGGATGATTTTATGAATAGGATGGGATTAGGTGACCCCGACCCATCCAATCACAAAACGGGGTTCACAGGTGCTGATGAAATTGTAGATTGGTTCCAGAGAGATAAACCTGACGACTGGAGACAGCGCGACTAATGGCAAACTGGTATACAGAACAACTAACTAATAAAAACTTTTTGTCCCCTATCGGGTTTTTATTCATTCTCGATAAAGCAAGTAAAGTTTCATTTCTATGTCAAAAAGTTGACATCCCAACCATTAGTTTGGGAGAAGTTAGTATTCCAACTAGAGGTTTAGTTCCCATCCCTGTTGAAGGAAACATGCGATATGGAGAACTATCTGTTGAGTTTATCGTGGATGAAAACTTAGAAAATTATATGCAGATCCATAATTGGATGCGTGGATTAGGTACACCTCAAGAATTAAAAGAAAGAAAACTTTGGAGGGAATCTAATCAAGATAGTCCTACACAAGATCCTAGATTTTCTGATGCCACTCTGCAAGTATTGAACAATAACAATGTTGCAAATTTTGATGTAGTCTTCAAGGATTTGTTTCCAGTTGAATTGACCACATTGTCATTTGATGTTACAGGTGGTGATAATGAGTTCTTGACAGCATCGGCAACTTTCAAGTATACTTTATATGAGATCAGAAACGTTAATAGTCAAACAAGAAGATGATCGAATGGAAGCAATACATGCTTGACAATTGGGTTCTTGATCCAAAAGAACGAAAACTTTTGGAAGAAGGACCTAAAAGTTTAGCGCAAGCATGGCACTTACAAGCACTTAAGTATCGTTATGAATCTAGAAACCCTACAAGAAATGTGGAAGACTGATTCCAAACTGGATGATGATCTTCATGACAATGATTCTATAGCAATTCCACAACTTCATATGAAGTACATGGAGTTTTATAATACCTATTCGTTGATGAAGAAGGATAGAGAATTAGAAATCAAACGCCTTCTAAAAGAAAAATGGTTGTATTACAAAGGGAAGGCACCTTCTTCTGTATATAAAGAGATGCCATTTGATCTCAAACTTACCACTAAGGAAGAGATCACAATGTTTATCGAAGCAGATGAAGACATGCAAAAACTTCAATACAAGGTAGACTACATAGATCAAGTGCTTTTCTTTCTTGATGGTGTTTTGCGTATGATTAACTCTCGCACTTACCATATCAAAAATGCTATTGAGTGGAAGAGGTTTCAAAATGGTTTCTAATGAATTACGGACTATACTATAAGGAAGTTGTTTTCAATCGCCGTGCAATGGAGATTGTCAATAGAATAATCTCAGCAAATTATAAATGGTCTCAAGGAAATATTCATAACGGCATTCAATCGAATAGAAGTTCACAGATAGCATGGGTGGGAGATAAGGAACTCCTGTCCATGCTTTTGCGTATGGTGAAACAAATTAATCGTCAAGCACATTGGAACTTGAATATCACTGGTATGGAAGCAGTGCAATATGGCAAGTATGGAACTGGAGATTTTTATGACTGGCATGTGGATCAACATCCAAAACCTGTCAGGGGTTTGGTAAGAAAGATTAGTATGACTATGTTCTTGAATGATCAGTACGAAGGAGGCGAGTTTGATTTGG